TCTCAACCTCTTCCTTCGGAGTGGGTTTGGTGGCAGCGGGCTTTGTAGCAGCGGCAGCGGGCTTTGTAGCGGGCTTGGCGGCAGCGGGCTTTGTAACAGCAGCAGCAGGCTTGGCGGCAGCGGGCTTTGTAGCAGGCTTGGCAGCGGCAGCAGGCTTTGTAGCGGGCTTGGCAGCAGGTGCTTCTTCTGATACAGCATCTTCATCGTGGTCGAATCCACCCGATTGTGCTTCGCCCTTGGCTGCAGCTTTTCCACTGAGAGCGGCAGCAACGCGAGCACACTCCTCGGGATTGACTTCTGGCATCTTTTCCCACAGATTGTGCCGCTTGGCGAGGATTTCGCCAATTCGCTTCATATCGATTTTCTTGGTGGCTTTGTCGACAGCGATTGGACGCTTTGCACCGATGAACTTTGACTTCTTGTAGCTGTTCATCTGACCATCTTTTACCACTTCCAACTGGAATTGGTAGGCATTGCACTCGTCGAAGAACACACCGAATGCGAGTAATTCCTCGGGGTCGCCGCCATCATCATCACGATAAAGGCATTCGAGCCAAGTGTCGACAATCGTTTTCGGTGCATTGAACCAGAAAACCTTACCGCGAACTTCTTCGGGGTTTTGTTCGATCGCCGGGAAATACAAATTCACGAGATTGTATTGACCTGGGAGCAGAGCCTTGCCAATCTCGCTACGCTTCTTCTTGCCTTCGACTGTATTGCCGTCAATTTCAGCCAACAGATCGAAGGCATAATCGCAAATGGCGCATTCTTCCTCATTGATGATACGAGGGCAGCCGATTCGCTTATTGTCGATCCAGTGAGCACCGTTCTGGATTGCAAATAAATCCATCGATCGTTCGCAGATTGATTTGCCCTCATTGCAGGCATCACCCTCCTGCAACGGTGGCAAAACATAGAATCTGAATTTCGCTGTCTTGCCCTCGTCCATCTTCGGGGCGCGAAATTCTGTCGGGTCTTTACCCTTCTTCATCTTCGCTCTGACTTGATTCCTGATGGCTTCAACATCGTAACTCATGTGAATCTCCTAAGTTTGTCTACCTGATTGTTCTTTTTCTTGTCGTTTAAATCCGGCCAGCGACCGGCTGTGCTCTGATCGCAGTCTGATTGCTTCCACCATGTGATATACTTTTCCGCAATTCCTCTGAATGATAGAAAGCTCTGCTTCGAACTTGACCAGTTCTGTGTCACCATCAACCAAGGCATTTAACTGTTTATCAGTTAATTTTATTGCCTTGACACGAAATTCTTCAAGAACTCTTCGCACAAGAGCATGGCGACGTGATTTGATTTTGAGTTCTAATTGTGCTACAGCACTACGTAATTCGCTGTAGATGGCTGCCCAGTAGATATATTGGGCAGGGATACGCTCATGTTGGTCTTCTAATATCTCAAAGTTGATATCGATGTCTTGTGCTAAGTTGACTTCGCAAACAGTACCATTTTGCAACTTGACCTTGAATTTGAATAAGTTGCTGGTAGCCAAGTCTAGTGGTACATGCTCTTGGAACCACTTCGGTAATTGATCTTGTTCTTCCATAGTCGCCTCAAATACATCAACAGGGGCGAAACTTATCTACGTCCAAACACAACATTTTAGGTTCCCACTGGCACCATTTTGTTCCTACATTTATACGAACAGGGAATACAGGATTGCTAGATAATACTCCAAAAAACGGCCTGCACATTATGTTAGATATTGCTCGTATTGTTGACGTTAGATTGTTCTTGCTACAGGTCACGGTAATTGAATCGTGAGTTTCTGTTAATAACCTAAAATATGAGTCCCACACTCTTCGTATTGTCAGTTGCATCGCTTGTGCGATAGAACCCTGCATCGTAGAATTGAAAGCAGACCTAGGCTTCTCTGCATTAAAAAATTCTCTTCCGAGAATACTACCTATTGGTTGCCCGTCGTTGAGTTTATCTCTTTGAACAATCATCCATTTTCGGAGGTCAGGAAACATTTGGAATATTGGGTTATCGATATCAATCGAATTAATAGCACGTAGCAACATTATCTTACAGTCCTTGCGTGGCATTTGTAATATATCTGATAATTTTTGATATGGATCAGACCCAGCCGACATCTCATCAAGGTGTGCATCACCGCTTAATATGGCGGCTATCCGTATATCGGCTGCACGCCAATCGAAGTTCACAAAATAATCAGAATCACTGCCATATGGATCGGAAATACTATCATTAGCAGTCGTTCCCTGTAGATTAAAGCCGGTATTTTTACTGCGCCCGCTAACTGTTCGATGTGTCCAATGCGGAAATTTGTGAATTCCGCCAACCAAAACACCTTGCCGTTCTAAACTTTCATAGACTATTGATGCGTTAGCTGCAGCTTTCTGCCAAAGTCTAAGTCTCTGTTTCTTCATATCAGAGAGCATCTCGTTGATTACAAACGAAGTCTCCTCAAATGTTCCTTGTACTTTCGGCAGCGGTGTAAAGACATCATAAACATTAAGGGCTTCTCTTGGTAATTCAAACTTGAAACCGGTCAATATCGATTTGAAGTCATTGACAACAAGAACTCTATCTTGCAATAGAGATTTCTCCATCCAACGATAGAGTTTCTTTATTGATTGCTCGATATCGTATACAGACCTGCCTACACCAGTATGATAGAGAGGAAAGATATTACTACTGTTTGGAGTTTGTACTCCAGCGGCCACCGGAAGCATCTTTCTGTCAAACAATGCACAGAAATAGCTAATAGTATCATCGGTGCGAGCCATATTTACATTAAGAAATGCTTTTTATCGGTCTGCTTTTGACCACCAGTGCGGAGCTTATCCGTAAGCTCCGCTTTATCATCTGGCGTTCTCATATACCCGTATGGGTCGTCGTTCTGTAACTGATGCAACGCCATATCGCGTTGTAGTGCTTTCGCGTTCCTCTTCCTGAATTCGCGCCAGTCACCACCACGAATGCGAAAACTCTGATCTGTTCCCAACATAGTGATATGTGTATCGTGGCTATCACATAGTGGGCATTTTGTTATCTTCTGCAGCTCTTTTTTCGGAGGGAATTTGATGCTGTGGGAGACTTCAAATATGATTTCGGACTGCTCATCCTCAGTAAGTGGCCTTCCCACTTCCTTTTCACGAGCAATCACGCAATCGTTACAGATGTAGTTATATCGTGGCATTACCGCCCCTACTATTCCTTTGCCTTGTCGAGTCCGACCACCACGACCGACTCGCCGGGGATTGCGGCCAAGATATTGATGTAACGGGTCAGCACAATGCGAGCCTTGCCGTAAGCCGGAAACAACCCGTCTAAATTGCAGATAAACTGCTTCGGGTTGAATTTGACCACGTTGCCGACAACAAATGCGGCACGCATATCTTCTGGCACCAACGGGCCGATTCCGACAATGATACCGATAGTCGGTTCTTCATCAGGAACGAAAATAGTACTTTCTTTCTTTGCTGCGATTGGTGCAATCGCAACAAAATCGTTGCCGACCAAAACCGGAGTTACTTGGTACTTGTCTTTTTTCGGCTGGATCATTTCGATTACAGATGTGAAAGATCGGGCCAACAGAGCGTCATCTGGCATGATTTTTACGGTGTTAGAGGACTTCGGAGATTCCCATTCTCTTATAAAATACGTTAGTAGTAATAGGGACGAACTTCGGACCATTACGGTTTTTGGCTATCCATAGTCTAATTATGGCTGGCTCTTGCGTGTATTCAGCTTCGGTCTGATTTAGACTAACGACATAATCAACTGGCATCGCCTTGCCGAAACTTTCAGCCGCCTTGTCTAAATCGATATGTGCCGATTCAGCGGGTTTTCCGTTCTGGCCTTGTTGCCCACCGCCGTTTTTTACTCCACCGCGATTAGTTTGTGTAGCAGAATACACCAAGACTTTTTCGTTCTTGGCTAACCCTCGCATTTCTGTCGCAACGCTTTTTTGTCTGGTGTAGTCGCCTTCGTCGTTGTTGTGATTGTGACGGCTATTCATCAACTCTAAATAGTCAAGCACAACAACCTTTGGTGTCCATCCTTTTGTTTTGCGATTAGTCTCGATAATGCCATATATATCATTCACACTGCATTCGTCTGGCGGTAATTCATATATGACAAGCTCACCAAATTGACCTCTTTTGCTCTTAACTCTATTACGAACTAGCATCTGGCTGTCTCGTATCGATTGCTGCTGGTCTTGCGGCAACGAGTTAATGTTCGCACGAGTAAAAGCACCAATATCCGTCATCGACATACAGCTAGCAAGTCGTATAGCAGTTTTATATGTTGATAATTCAAACGTTACAAATAGAACATTATGTCCACCTAACATGGCAGAATGTGCCATATTAACTAATGTAAGTGTTTTGCCAACTCCAGTTGGAGCCAAAATGATAAGGACTTCTCCTGGAGATGGGCCACCTTCATTCAACTTGGCGTCTAATCCTGGAAAGCCAGTGCTTATATGCTCTATTGCTGTGTCTTCGAATATTTCGTCTATTTGGTCAAAAAACCAAAATCCTTGGTTTCCGACCATACTAATGCTAGATGCTGAATCGACTATCTTGCGAAGAAATTCATGATCACCGCGCTGATGTGCGGCTATAGCTTCGTCGGAATATAGTTGCTCGTAAGATTTATGCTCTACCCAATCTCGCAATGATTGTCGTAAAAAAGGTGTCTCTCGTGGATCTGATGTTCTGTCGACAACAGACAAAATCTCCTGGTGTGGATCGTCAGCTGTTAATAACTTCGCAATTCTGTCGTGCAGTAGCGGACGGGTCGGCAAGACACCAAACTTATCAAAATCCTGCTTTAGAAATCCAACTATGTACTTTATTTCCGGTCTTGTAAACAAATCCATTGTAATGAATTTTGATGTCGGAACGAATAATTCCGGAAAATCCAAAAATAGAGATATGATACCGGCCTCCATGTTCGGGCCGAACGGCGAATCGACAGAGCTAGAATCTTGCTCTGATTGTAGAGCCTCGATCATATTAGGTTAGTCCTTGTCGCAAACGTTGCAATGCGTTCAGTTGGTTTTGCAAGTTTGCAATACAGGCATCAAGTGCCTGCTCATATCCGATCAGATCTTCTTCATAGAACTTAATTGGTAGAGCATGTTGGCCTGTTACTCTATCTCCGATAGTCTGAATTGCGGCTGGCTGCTTTAATGATGTAGCCAACGTATAAATTAGTTTGCCGTTCGGCTGATATACAATTTCTTTAATAGTATAGGCTTCCAGGAAACCGAGGGCAGCTGACTCTGCTAAGTAAATCGTTTGCCCGATGTTATATAACGGTGCCTGCGCCATTAGTCTTCCTCATCAAAACTCGTTTCGTCCTCTTCAATATCTTTGGTGTCGTCCTCAACAGAGCCAACAATCTGACCGGCTTCCATGAGGCGATAAGTCTCATCATAGATAGTCTTGAATAATTCCGGATCAGATCCAAGTACTTCAGCGAGTTTTTCTTTACCGACAGCAATCTTGCGATCACCGAAATAATAATTTGACCCCTTGAGTGTAATTACGGCCGTTTCTACAGCACCGCTAATAAGAGATTGTGCTTTGTTGAATCCATAAATACCACTTTTCGCACCAAAATGGATTTCGAGCGAAGCAGAGCGGAAAGGTGGAGCAACCTTATTCTTGGCTACTTTCACCTTAGTGACCATACCATATGGCAAATTGGCCGAGCGTAAAGTCTCTGCTCTGCGGACCTCTAATCGCATCGATGAATAGAATTTCAACGCCCTACCACCAGGTGTTGTTTCTGGGTGCATATAGCTCGGTCCGACTTGGCCGATTTTGTCGCGTAGCTGGTTGATGAATATTACTGTTGTACCGGTTTTGAGGCATATTCCAGCCAGTTTACGCATTCCCTTAGACATCATCCGTGCTTGGGCACCGATTTGCTTGTCCCTGATATCACCATCTAATTCCTCTTGTGGCACAAGAGCAGCAACAGAATCGACAATAACCAATCTAACTATACCAGATGTTACAAGCGCTTGAACGATATCAAGGGCCTGTTCGCCGCTATCTGGCTGTGATAAGAGCCATTTCTTGACGTCGACACCAATATGTGTTGCCCAATCATAATCTAGGGCATGCTCTGCATCAACATATGCTGTGAGTTTGCCTTGTTGCTGGAAACTAGCAACCACTTGCAGAGCTAGTGTTGTTTTACCACTAGATTCTGTACCATATATTTCTATAATCCTACCATCAGGAATGCCACGACAACCGAGAGCAATATCAAGATTCGCTAATCCGGTCGATGTTGCTTTGGTCGGCTTAATTGACGCAGCCCCACCCCATTGTATTGAATCGCCAAATTTCTTCTCAAGGTCAGCAATCATATCATCGAAGTCAATCAACTTACCAGATTGTTCTGCTTCGAGTTGTGCGTCTGACTTAACTGATGGTTTCTTTTTGGCCATTTGTCTTCCTACCTTTGTAACAGATATCCGCAAGACAGTCTATGACTTGTTGGCGGTCGTGTGTGCAAGCTTTTCTAATGTCACCTAATGGAATACGTATGAGAGTATCATCTTTAGCCAACAGAGCATCGCCGTCAATGATTCCCACAACACTCCATCTACCATGAGGGCTAGGAGAATATCCTGGTCTAGTAGATAAGTACTTGACTCGCTTGATAGTCAATAATTCAACTTGATCAAGTTGTTGAATTATCGGCCTAGGTTCCTCTGGTAAGTAATGGGAACTATCCATCTGTCGTCCAGGCAAAAATTTATACAGGAGATGTTTTATGAACAGCAACGAACGACTGCTAACCGAAGCCATCCAAACATATCTACAGCATAAAGTGCAGTTGGGCGTGCCAGATCCGCCTAAGGATTGGGCTGATGCCGACACGAAATCATTGCAGTATTTGCACGAACAGGTCAACGACCTATTCGAACTCAAGTCGGTAGATTTGGTCTGTCATGAGGGTGTCTGCAGAGCCTTCCGTAAGGTCCATAATTACAAATATATCACCGACCCCTTGTTCGAGAAAGCTATGATGCAAGAGATGCAATCTCAAGGCATCTGTGGCGTCGAACAGGAAAAAGCCATTGGGATTCTTGATACAATCAAGGAAGAAGTTAGTGAAGGCGATGGTTGGCACGAACAAGACGCCGGATATCATCCGGACATGGAAGGTATTATCGCCGTCAGCAAACCAGGACAATCGCCGGGAAGTGAAGAATGAAGTTAGTACTTCTCAGTGAAGGCGATTTCATGAGAGCACTACAGCATGCCTCTGGTGCTTCTTATGGTCGCAAATCTCTGCTGGGCTTAAGTTCTAAAGACGTCAAGCCAGAGAATGGAGAAGATTTTGGCTCAAGAGTTGCTGGTTTTACATCTCAGCCGACCGGCGTCCCGCTCAAGCCAAGACAACGTAAGTTCCTGGGTGTCTCGACGAGACAATTCAGCCTCACGCCTCCCGGCATCTAAAGCAAGCCAGAGCCCTTGCATTTCGGGCACGGGATTACTTCCGTTTGGCTCTTTGCTATCTGGCCATCGCCCTTACATAATGGGCAGCGATGCAGGTCGTAGCCCTCCACGAAGGAGTGATCCGCAGACGCCTGTTGTTTGAATCTGCGTTGTAAATCAGCATCAGTCATTGTCTTGGCGATTCTGACTCGCGTCGTCCCGAGACCATCTTGTCTTAATGCTGGAATTGCTAATGGCGTACCGTGTCTGCCTTCCGCTAATTCCATCTTCACAAGCCCATCTCTCGCACCTTCTGGTAATTGGTCGCTAAGTTGAGTCGGATCATATGCGTCATGTCTTTCAACATTCTTGCCGCCAATAGATCCAGACATACCAGAAACACGATGCTGCATAACATTATCAACTTCTGATGATGGTAATATGCCATCTTCTCTTGAACCATGCAATTCAGCAGAAATTTGGGGTTCAGCTGTCGCTTGTTTTGGTAGCTTCGCAGGTATCGTCGTAGTTTGTGCTATAGCTAGTGAACCTTGAGGAACTACAGTCATACCTAATGCGGCTGCTTGTGCAAGAAATTCTTGCATTTGTATATCATGCTGTGATTTCCATTTGAGATATGCAGCTTTGGCTGCTTTGGGGGTTATATCGTCAGCATGTTCATCACATACCTTGACTGTAACTTTCTGGTCGTCAACAGTAATAACAAATTCAGTATTGAGGTTCTTGTCTGAGCCGCATATTATACAACTATTATTCTGCATTGGTTTGCCTCTGTCGTCTTCCCACGAGTGTGGTTTATGCATTTCATCCTCGTATTTAATCTCTGTGATTTAAATACGCAACAAAAACGGAAAAATTATTATGGCGAAAATTAGTGTTATATCTGTCGATCTCGGCGATCCAATCGAAAAAATCATTGCTGAAGATGTACGACAACTGAGCGAAGAAACACTTGAAAATATCAAAGCGGCAGCAAATGACAAAGTGAAGGGTCCGATAAGAACCGACCCTGAAACTTTGGCTACTGAAGCTGCTTATAAGCTACTTCTCGATGCTGTGGCTACTGGAGAGCCAGTTGAAATCAGCAAGTTGTTAGAAGCATCAAGTCCTGCGGTTACAAACCCATCGTCGCTTATGATGCGTATGAAGGGATTGTTACGGCAGAAGGGAAATGATTATGTGCTGCGAAAGAGTACTCTGGCTGGCAAACCAGTATATCGTCTAATTCCTTATAACCTAGAGACTCCAGATATCACTCAGCCGTAATTGCTGATTCAGACTTTTTGATTTTCTTGACCATCCCGCAGACGAGTTTCATCTGTTGTACGAAATCTTGTCGTCTAGTGATATCAGCTAGATTAAGTGGCGATGGATGATATACAGCAAATACTTTAACCCCAAATATCTCACTGTGATGTAAGCTGCCTAGTGATTCTCCATAATTCTTTCCTGGACAGAAAACATTAAATGCTACAGCACCTAGAGTAACAACAAAATGCGGATGTATCAAATTGATTTCTATGTCTAGAAACGGTCTACATTTTAATAATTGCTCATAATTCGGTTTTCCGTTGTCCTTTATCCAACACCGGACTGAGTTAGTTATATAGAAATCATCGCGTGATAAGCCGTACTTAACCAGCTCATTATCGAAATTCTTACCTGAAGCGCCTATAAAAGGTGTGCCTTTAGTAATCTCTTCCCATCCAGGTCCCTGCCCACATATCATAAAACGCTTAGGATTGACATTAGATAGTACGTGTGGGTCCCTAGTTGTCCCATTTTTCTCAGCATCTTTACGGCCAAGTTCACAGCAAGTGCAAGCTTGACAAGTACTGCTTAATTGTCTAAGCATTCTCAATTTTCGGTCGAATTGAGATTCTTGTAATCCCATTTTTGCTACATCCCAAGCAGAAATAATTTCTCGTGGCACGAACGGATAGTTCGGTCCAGCTTGCCAATCAAATTCTTTAAGATCCATAGGTAAATAATACGGACAACAATTACAGGATTATTATGTTAACCAAAGACAAGCGTGGTATTCTGTGCGACCGATGTAGCCTTACTGTCTTAGAGAAATTCGAATATTTCTCTTTCGATGCTAAAGAAGCAACTGTTACAAATAATTCTATATCGTTCTCTAGGGCAACCGACCCGTCTCATTCTTTTGACGTTTGCCAACGGTGTATGGACGAAATCAAGACCATTATTATCAAATGTTATAAACCTTCTAGAATTATCGATAACAAAAAGTGCCCACAGGGTATTACATGTGATCTTACTGGCGTACGCATGAATGGTACCTTCATTTGTTATTATGTGTGTGTGGCATCAGTGAGAGTCGATATCAACGCGCAGCCATCAGTTAATGTCATGGACGACAAGTATGTAGAATTGTGGATATCTAAAGAAGCCTTCGATAAACTAAAAAGTCAAGCGGCTGAAACAAAGAACAAAGGAAATCAAGAATGGTCATCGCAAGCAATAATAGCAAAATAGTGCTGTTGCCGAATACTCACCCAGAACAATATCAACTTATTACTTTGGTTGTTGCTACTCCTTCTGAAAACCCAAATAAAGCAGCAGAGACACAAGGTAGGCCCTTTGAATTTGAGTTCGACCTGCCATCTAGATTCTCTGCTATGTGTCCTTTTTGCTGTGCTGGGTTTTATGTCTGTGCCAGCGAAATCATAGAAAAGCACGGATATAAGTTCGTAGGATGCCCAGAATGTGGCATTGGGAAACCGGAAGTACAATTACCACCGCCTGCTTTCGTCGATCCGTTCGTCAATCCATTTAGCAGCAACCAACTGACTCGCTGCGAATTAGATGAAACCGTAACATCAGTGAATAATATACCTGAAGATGATTCACTTACTGTTGCCCAGAAAATGTCGAGAGCGAAATGCAAGGAGTGATACTTGGTAGTGGAATAGTCGGACTGCTGGCTAAAGAGATATTGGGTGACCAGTGGCTAGTAGTACCATTTTCACGTTCTAGATTTTATAGCTTCCGACCAGCATTAGCTGATAATTTTATCATCAGAGACGAAAGAATAGATGATTTAATATCTCATCTCGGCGGTAAAATATCATTCATTTATAAAACAGCGTACTCTATCGGTGGTAGTCTATTGCAACCAGACGATCTTGTTATTAATGCTTGGTTAAATAAAGTATTTGGATCACAAGTGCCGAATCAAGCGTTACCATGCATTAAGTCTAGAGGCAATCACTTCATTTATAATGTCAAAGTCAATCAACTATATAATCAGCTACAACAAAAGCATAGTCAAAAACTTATTGATGACAGTAGAAGAGGACAAGTAACAGAGATTGGTGACCATTATCTAATTTGGGGTGGAAAGCGAATAGAATTTGACCATATGGTAAGCACTATTCAATTAGATAAACTTTTTGCGTTAACTAGATTACCGCGTGTTCAATTACCAACAGCACAAGTTTGGTATTATCATGTAGAAACGAACGGTTTAAACTTCGAAGGCGCAAATCAGGTTCTTGTGGTTGATGACTCTATTGATTTCTTTAAAGTCAGTAATATCGCTGAAAATCGCTATTTGTTTTACTTCTCTCGTGATATACCGGTGCCAGGGCCATATTTCATGCAATTCGTCCAGCAGTTCGATCTAATAGATGGAACGACGATAGCTGAAGCAATACCAAAGGGACAAAAACCAAACTTATCTCAATTCGACAAGCTCGGAATTGAGTGTATTGGTGCTATGGCTGAACATGACTATTTCATGGACCTTGGTAGTTGTCTAGTTAAATTATTACGTAGGAAAGAAGCTTTAACTAGCTAATACGCGGCGGGCATGGCGGTCGTTGGCACGGACCAAGAACGACACGAGTTGGTTTGATGACCGTGCCCTTCAGAGCTCTTTGTAAATCGTCTGGATTGATTGTTATTTCGAGCTGCCCGATTGCATCGACAACAGCTTTAACTAGAGTCGATTGACAAGATGGCGGAATATAACCATATAAAGGGTCGCTCACAGATGGTGGCAACCCCGTGTCATAAATAGAAATCCATAGCCCATCGTTTTCGCTTATAATATCTAATTGTGTTGGTAGCGAAGCTTTATAAATACCACTACCAATACCATTCACTAAAAGTTCCGGCATATCAATAAAAACCGGAATCGCCGTATCAATAGACGCCAATAAGCTGCCGTCCCATACTTGTGCGAAATCTGCACTAAACGGAACTGCCTTAACATTTGTTAGACCAGTAATGCCGATGTCTATTGTGATGTTGGCCATTATAGCTCACTATCTTGTGCCCATTGAACCGTGATATTATTCCCAATGCTCGCACCGCCATCACTTGTTGAAATCAAAAACCCAGTGTTGGTTCCTGCTGGTCCAGTGTATGCATTACGATTCGCAACAAATGTTCCGCCTTGATTTGATTCTTCAAAAAAGTTTGGTGCACCATTGTTCGAACTATAAAACGTAGGCATATTATCTGTTCTCTTTGCGACCATATAATTGATCGATGACGCAGCGGCGGTATATCCGCTTATCATATATAGATAATTTGCTCCAGTTCTAATCGCTGTCCCAGGCTTTACATCAAGCACATAGCTCTTCTCATAATATCGTTGGCATAATGCAAGCTCTGTACCTATCGGTCTCGGGCTCCAAGTATGAGCACCACCAGTGTGACAATCAACCTCGGATACAGACATTATTGTGTTTTGTGCTCCGGGTTGCTCGGTCCAAAAGAACACAATTAAATTATTGCAAGCACTGCTTATTGGTGCGGTTAAAGTTATTGGAGTATAATTTGGTGGTGTTGCTGTATAACCGACAGCCGCGACCACTAAATTACTACTCAAAAAGAAATTGTTTTGAGTATATGACGCGCTAGTCCAGTCTCTCACTACATCACTGGTAACTGTATCTGCCACACCAACCCACTCTAATATAGCATATCGCACAACAATGCTACTATATACTGTTGCTTGTAACGTAATAAGCTGATTTCGCAGCGGAAAAGAGTTTACTCCTTCCACAATTTGCAACATCCCCATTCGCTGAGCTGTCGCAGACTGTTGTGTTAAATGCCCGCTGAATGGTCCTGGCGGAGATGCCGTATTCGTAAAACGATTCCACCGACTCACAAGAATTGGGCTAGATTGTGTTAGAGCTACCCATCGATCTAAACAATAAGTATCATCTGTAACAGTGAGTGGGTTTACTCCTACATTCGTATTACGTTGGAAGAAATCCATCCCTCCATTAATTATAACATTGTTACCTATCAAACCACCATCTAAACCGGCTGTACCAGTGGCACCTATTGGCCCTACTATACCTGAGGCACCAGTTACACCAGATGCTCCATTGATAGCAGCTATGCCAGAAGCACCATTAACACCAGCTATGCCAGAAGCACCATTGATACCTATACCAGAAGCGCCATTGATACCTATACCAGAAGCACCATTGATACCTGTCGCGCCAGTAGCACCTGTTAAACCTCCTGTTGGGCCAGTAGCACCGGATAATCCAGCGATACCAGTTGCACCTGTTGCACCAGAAACGCCAGCCAGTCCAGAGGCACCACCAGTTTCGCCTTGAATGCCAGTAGCACCAATTAGACCCGTTGCGCCAACTTGACCAGTTATACCAGATGCACCAATACCTGTAGCACCCGTAGCACCTATCGGTCCTATTGGGCCTATATAACCTGTTGCACCAACTGGACCGCCAGAAGGACCAGTGGCACCGGACGGGCCAGTACTGCCTGTAGCTCCAACTGAACCAGATCCACCAGAAACGGTTTTTTCTGTTCCGTCTGGATATCGATTCGTAACCATCACAGTGGTGCTACTAGCATCAGAGTACCATTGATATATTGTATTTTCTGGCGGATTGTCGCCAAAAACTGGCGCACTAGTGAGTTGAATTGTTCTGAATTCTTTGAATTTCATAGTGGTCTTTCTTACAATTCTGCGTCAGCTACCCAATGATTCCATATATTATTGTTAGTAGTCCATGCAGTAGCGCCCCATAACCTTTGTACCGAAAATGAATTATTGCCAGGATACACTATCGCAGAAGGGCGATCTGCAACATATGTTGAACCAGCGTCATATTCACCAACAACACCAGATACACCGGTTTGCGGAGAATAAATCACTGGTGTTACGACAATACGTTTAGAAACTAAATAATTCGTTATAGATGGTGTTTTCATCCAGCCATAACTAGACGGAACAACCCAGCCTTGTGCTATCCCAGCCTGTGTTGATGTACCTGGCTTTATATCAATAGGATAACTCTTCTCAAAATATCGCTGACAAAGCACCAACTCTTCCGCTATCGGGCGTGGGCTCCAAGTACGCGCACTACCAGTATGGCAATCAACATTAGATATGTCTAACTCTCCGTATTGTGCGACAGTAGATTCAGTCCAGAAAAACACAATCAAATTATTGCATGCCGCACTTATGGTAGCAGATAATGTTATTGGGGTCTGGCCTGGGGTTGCAGCTACCACAGTTATTGATCCAACAGCCGCAACCACTATATTGCTGCTCAAGAAGAAGTTGTTTGGGGTATAGGTCGTACTAGTCCAATCTCTCACAACATCACTTGTCACAGTATCCGCAACACCAGTCCACTCCAATATTGCATATCGAGTTGGTAGAAAATTAGCGGTAAGGTTCGTATCTAATAATGCTTGTAAAACAACAGTTTGATTGCGTAGTGGAAATGAGTTACATCCTTCAACAATCTGCAGCAATCCAAATCTCTGTGCTGCAGAATTATTCATTACAACACCACGATATGGGCCGGGTGGAGTGGCTGTTCCTGTCGCATAGTTGAATCGCAATGTAGAAACAGGACTCGATTGACTTAACGCAACCCAGCGGTCAAAACAATAAGTATCGTCCGGTGTAGAAAGTGCGGTGTTTCCTGAATTAGTATTGCGTTGGAAGAAGTCCATTCCACCGTTGATAATCACATTTTGGCCAGTAGTGGCAGCCGACCCCTCTGGACCTGTCGCACCACGTACACCAGTGGCCCCTGTCAAACCGGCTCCCGAAGCACCAATAATACCAGTAGCACCTATTTGTCCGACCAGCCCAGTTGCTCCCGCTATTCCAGTCGCTCCTGTGGCTCCCGTTGGTCCTCCTGCGGGTCCGGTTGCACCTTGTGGTCCGATTACACCAGTGGCCCCCGAAGCACCAATAGGCCCTCCTGAAGGCCCCGTTGCACCAGAAGCACCATTCGGGCCAGTAGCACCAGAAACGCCAGCACCAGTCGCACCAGTTAATCCTAATGATCCAGTTGCACCAGTAGCACCTGGATCTCCGCCACCAGGACCAGTTGCACCAGAAGCACCGGGAAGACCAGCACCAGTTGCTCCAATCGATCCGGTTGCTCCGGTAGCACCACTAGCACCAGGATTGCCACCACCGGCTACTATTCTCTCAGAACCGTCAGAATATCGATAATTCAATGTCTGAGTGGTAAGACCAAGATCAGTAAACCATTCATAGACCGTGTTCTCTGGCGGGTTGTCGCCAGCTATCGGCACGCTTGTGAGTTGGATGGTTCTGAATTCTTTGAATTTCATAGTATACCTAGCATCCTAATGCGTGTCGCTGCCATCCCTATTATGTTTGGTTGGATGTGTCGAATATTCCAAGACTCTAACGAGAAGATATCATCCAGTACACATCGCTAACAGTAACTACATCATTAGCATTCAAACTAGAAATAAACAACTCACAATAATCATTCTTCTTGATACTCTCTGCATATAGCGTCATTGCAAACGGATAAGGCTGCGTCGATGTAGTAGTTCTTACGGTGAATGGTGCTAAAACAGGACCGGTACCATTTCTCTTTACGCCAATATTTATATTCCTGTTGCTCTGATTAACTGAGAGATTGCCCGTAATCCAAAACATGCCATCCTTGGGATGATCGCTCAAATAGGTAATCTTGTTATTGAGAATAGCTATCCTACATTCTATATGGTTTGGGACAATTAATGCAGATGTTGTAGTACCAAGACTAGAAACGTCTGCAGATACTACTCCCCATCCTTCTCCACTGGTCGCAAACTCTATAGTAAAATCTCGTGCTGAAGTTATGATAACGACATTTACGGTAGTAACGTTACTTAATCCTTCTACAGCAGCCTTGATTGACCAGTCGGGTGCATTATATGCGATGTCGCTAGTTGTCTGCCCTGCTACTGTTATTGTAAAAGTACCACTAGTAGCAGCAACATCAAACGTAATACGCGTTTTGCTGTTCAAACCATTTATTTTGTAGTAAGTGTTAGCAGCCGTACAAGTAGTTGTTACAGTATTGTCACTAATATTTATTTTAGAATGTGGAACGTTATCTGGCACTCCTGAATTACCTATGATCTCAATATTCGCATCTCTTCCAGAAGCTAGTGAAAAATCAAATCCACTGGTAAAAGTGCCAACGTTATTGTAGGTACAATTGAATATGTTGTTATAAGTACCGATTTTGTAGTTTATGCCGTCATACAATATAGATGTATCGCCAGAACCCTGGTCGAAAATTAGATGTGCTATGTAGAAGTTACTGGTAGCACCAGCACCATTCTGCGCGAAGCTAATACCGACGTTGCAATTATCGAAGTTGCCGACTTCAATATCTTGCGTAGTCACAACGCTCGCGGTCGTGTTGTTAATCGACACACCAGTACTGCAATCCGCTATGCTGAAATTGAACAGATAAAAGTCAACACCTATCAAATCGGCTATTGCTATCTTGAAAGTATCGATGAACAAATCGGTTATTTCTGAATAGATACCGGCAGTAGTATCATATGTGACGAAGTTTTCATTAGCTGCTGTACCGTAACTTGCTAATGTCGATCCAGTAGCGGTGATCTTATTAATATCACAGTTGCTCTTGAAGTTGAACATAGGCTTACCAGTTAAACCGGTAGCCGCTTCAACATAACTTACCTCAGAGCTTAAACCTCTAATTTGTAAATCGTACGTTGCATTATTAACAACGACCGTATCCGCTACCGGAAAATGTCCGCCATCAATCAATATCTCAACAGACGATGTAGCACTAGCATTGAACCAGTCAACGGCAGCTTTAATGGTTGAGTAATCGCCGTTTGGTCCAACGTAAATTCTATGAGCAAGCTTGGCTGGCCCCGATGGCCCGCTAGCACCAACAATTCCTGTTGCACCTGTGGCTCCTACACCAGATGCACCACTTATGCCAGTAGCCCCGATATGTCCTGTGGCACCAGAAGCACCAGAAGCACCTGAGATACCAGTTGCTCCATCAGCACCAGTAGCTCCTGAAGCACCAGAAACTCCAGTAGCACCAATCCCAGAAGCACCTTGAACGCCTGTTGAACCATGAGCCCCGGTTACACCTGAGGCACCATCAATACCGGTCGCACCAGCTATACCAGAAGCACCTTGTACTCCGGTTGCGCCTGAAGCACCAGTTATGCCAGTTATACCAGAAGCACCAGTTAACCCAATATCACCTTGTGCACCGGTCGCACCTACAAGCCCATCAGAGCCAGTAGCACCTGAAGCTCCATCGACACCAAATGCACCTTGTGCGCCGGTAGCACCAAGCGTACCCGATGCTCCGTCAATTCCAGTCGCACCTATCAGACCTTCACTGCCTGTACTACCTGTCGCACCATCAACACCTTGAACACCCGTTGCACCAGATAAACCAATTGGGCCAGTTGCACCGGTCGCACCAGTTAAGCCAGTTGCGCCTACCGGGCCAAGAACAGTAAAAGTTGTGTCGACATATGAAGCTCTTGAAGTTCCTTGATAAATAAAATTGATATCACGAACGCCTACTGCTGTTGTGTACCCAAGGACCCTTACAATTATTCTGTCTGTTGTAAGAAGTGCAATGTCGCTCGTAACTGTGTAATCAAGTGAAAACGCTACAGCATTAGCATCACTTCTAGCATCAATTTCTGGTGTCGAATCCGTAACAAACAACTGGGTAGTGGTTCCATCTATAGCTCGTTTAAGGACCTGATATTTAGCGTGACAATAGGTACCATTAGTCCAATAAGTACCAACAAATTTCCATAATCCTGCTGGAAGTTTTGCTTGTCCTGGTACGCCAATATCTGATATACAAATTACAAAAGGTATACCATCTGCATCCTCGTCAGATGCATCATTTATTGTTGCTGTTAATTCCCCTGATGTTGGAGGCGTCCTATTTAATACAGAACCATGTACCGTTAGAGTCGACAATATCGTTTCATTAACCAGAGCATTATCAATATTTATACACAGAGTCAGAGTTAAAGCTGTTACACTATGGATCGACACAATTTTATTATTGAAATTTGTATCAGAAATTTGGGCTATTTGAAATTGTTGCCATCCATCATCTATAAAGCTACCTGATATACGAGTGATTGTTGCTGGTGATGTATTGTTGTATGTTAATGTTGCGGTCGTTGCAGGTGTAGAAAACGATTCGCCACCTGATGCATCATACCAGAAACGCATGCCAGTAGTTGGGCCTTCTGCACCGGTCGCACCAACTAAACCCGTAGCACCAGAAGCACCATCAATACCGGTCGCACCATCCGTACCGATTCCAGTCGCACCGGTCGCACCATCCGTACCGGCAGCACCGGTCGCACCATCAATACCAATTCCAGT